CTCTATAAAGTTTCTTCTGGAAATACTCAATATCAGAAAGTTCACCAAGATTTTGACCGCCAGGAAGTGTGGTAATTTCTGTACCACGACCACCTTCTCTTCTTGGAAGCCAGAAGTCCTCAAGCATACTCATATACTTGCGATCATCACGAACTTCACCAGTGTCGGCGTTATAAACTAACTTATTTCTATAACGTGACATTACATCACGAAGATATTGTTCTGCTTTTACTTTAGGTAGATTACCAACATCAATATAGAAAATTCTTCTTTCTGGTGCTCTTGAAAGTCTGTAGATAACAAGAGAATCTTCAATCATACGGAGTTGATTGAGAGACTTAATTGCTTTGTGTAGATATGAGAGAACCGAACCTTTATTTCTATCAACTAAACCAGAAGTGATGTAAGTGATTGTATCTTTTGCAATCTTTACTCCCTTCTGACTTCCAGCACCAGAAATAGTACCTAATGGATAGTTTGGTTTGGGACTATAGATAAAATACTCTTCAACTTCTGGATATAGAGTTTTAGTATTTTCATTGATTCTAGAGAGATCAATACCGCCAGATCTATCTTTTTTCTTTTCTTGTCTTACAAACCTCATTTTTAGAGGATCAATATATCTTAATTCTTTGATTCCTTCTTGTGGTTTTTTGAGATCGATTACTTTATGGTAATATAATCTCCCATCAACGTACCAGTTTCTAAAAATTTCGTGAGATTTTTTATCAAAATCTAAAAGTTCTTTGATATATTTAAATTCTTCTCTAATCTTTTCTTTTAACTTATCACTTGCATTTAGATTGGAAAGTTCAACTTCAACTGGGGAATCATAGAGGTCACTGACGATCGCTTCATTGACAACATCTTCAATGGCATTATCACACTCTGGGTGAATTGCCATTTCACGATATCTTTTAATTAGATCGTGTTCATTTCTATAGACCCCCTCAATATCTACATATTGCCCGTAAAATCCACTAGCAATAAAATTATCAACCCCGTCCGCATTGTTAGGCGGAACGGGGGAGACGATAGATTTGGATTTTTCTTCAGTGGTGTCAATAGAAAAACCAAAAAGTTTTGACATTTTATAAGAAACTGAACTATTTTATCTATTTATCAGTCAAGTGCTGGGTAACTTGTAGAATCAGATCCAGCAGCGATCTTCCAGTAGAGAACCTGGAATTCAACTGTAAACTCTTCAATAGTATCAGTGGTATCCATAGAAAGTGCAATTTCAGAAATGTTTGTTGGGAACAAACCAATAAATTCATACTTTCTTAATTCACCACCATTTCTATCGAGTTGAGTTACCTCAGCATCGGCAGTATAATCGGTTGGATTGACTTCACCAGAACCATTGGTGAGTCTGCTGATTCCGTTCATCCACTGTTCCATAACAGTTCTGATTTTGAAATCAGCATCGTTGATAACTGTAACAGTCCAACTATCAAAGGTTCTTTCTCCAGCAACCTTGAGGATCCTTCCACGGAAAGGAACCTCAACTGGAGTAATATTAGATGCTGGGAGAGCAGCTGCCTTTACCATAAAAGGAACTTTATCACCAACCCCACTCGTTGATAACGATTGAGTTGCTGATGTTGGGGTTGAATCATTGGACATAAATCCAAGTGATTGACCAGATCCATTTGGGAAGTTTAATTCAACTTCAAATAGATTAGGTCTTGCACCTCCCCCCGTTAATTGAGATTTAAAATTGGAGATTGTTCTGAGTGCCATCGGTTTTTTACCTCTTTGAAATTAATTTAAATCGAATTAAACACCAATTACTTCAGAGAACGAAACACCAGATCTGGTGGCAACAAAAGTTAGTCCGATGAAGTTAATGGAACGGTTTGGTTTGATGTAAATATCAGCAATAAACTCATTCGCATCAATAACCGCAGCAGTATTATTTGACTCATCGCAGATAAGTCTAAACTCCTGAATTCCGCGCTTTGCTTGAACATCTCTGAGGAATGGTTCAACCGCATTTACGAAAGAACTTCTGGTGAGAGAATCGTTAAATTCAAACATAACATCTTTCGCTGCAGCAGAAATTGCCTGTTCGAGATAGATAAACAATCTGCGAACGTTGATGCGGTCGAATGCAGATGCTTTAGCAAGACCAGTCTTGTCACCAAAGAGGATAATTCCAGAACCAGGTGAGAAGATCACTGGGTTGATTCTTGCACTATAGAGGCGATCTCTTTGAATTTTTGTTGGGTTATATGCCAACTTAACTGCATTGAGAATTCCACCTCTTGCTGTTCCTGCTGGTGAGAACCATGGGAAATTGGAGATGTCGTTTCTCGCACAAAGACCTGCCATATCTCCATTCAGTGGAACATAACGGAAAGTATCGGAGAAGCGATCATATGCATACTTATAACCACTATCAAATACTGCATATGAAGAAGAAGGAATTGATGCATAAAAACTAATTACTTCTTCAGTAACGTCTGATGCACTCTTAACTGTGTATCCACTTCCAGATTCAGTAACTTGTGAACCTCTGTGTGGTGAGATGAATGCAACTGCATCCTTTCTGATTTCGGCAACTGAGATTAGTTTGCTTGCAAGTGCTTGAGTGTCTTCTTTTGGAAGTCCACCAGAACCCATGAGCAGGAAGTCTACTTCATACTCTTCAGTGTTCTCGAAGATTTCGTAACCAGTTGAAAGATCTCCAACGCTTCCTGCAAGAGCACCAGTAGTTGTTAAACCAGTCTTACCACCGTAGTTTAAACCACCATTTAAGGTTAGATTTAATGCACCACTTTGACCGAATACAATGTCTTGTGCATTTTGATCCCAACCATTATCACCTTTGAGTTCAAATCCTGTTGTAAGACCAACTGTTGAAATTCCAGCAGGAGCAGAACCAGCGAAGATATACTCAGAATTTTCGGAGATATACTTTCTCCAGTAAGATGGTGATCCAACAGAATAAGTTGCATCTTTTGCTTTAGAGAGTGTTAAATGCTTCTCTAGGATTGTTCCTGAATTTCCTGTTACATCACCATCATCATCAAAGACAACAACATGAACTTCGTCGAATCTTGAACCTCTTGCAGCAGCATATGCTGAAGTTCCAGGACGCTCAGCGAGAGTGTTCCAACTTACGGTGCTATTTGAAAGAGTGATTTTTTGTTGATCGAACCAATCTTGTCTAGTTGTATAAGTTAAATTGCTGTTTGCAGTTCCAGAACTTGAAGCACTATTAATACCAATAGAACCAGATGATGTAAATGCATAAGTTCCTGATGGTTGATAATCAACTGCGGTTTCTGTTCCAGCAGCGGAAACATGAGAAATGACCTTAACAGAAACAGAGTCTACTCCAATTTCACTAATAGTACCTTTTAGATATCCATCAAGTAAAGAAGTAGATCCAGAACCAACTTTGATTCTGTTTGCCATGCTTTGTGTTATACCGGCGCCAACCGCAAGATCAACACTAGATGTTAAAGTTCCAAAGTCATATGTTGCTGTTGTTCCTACACCAACTGAAGTTGCAGCTGAAATTGCGATCGTTCCTACACCAACAGAAGTAATAGTTACTCCAGCAGGGAGAACACCATCAACATCACATCTAACGTCTTGACCAACATAAAGATTGGATGTCGAAACACCGATTGTAGTTGCAGATCCAGTAGCAGTTGTACCTTCTCTATTTGAAACTAGGATATCGAAAGTGGTCAATCCTGTTGTTGTAACACCACTCAGAATTTGATCGGCTTTTCCATCAATAATAGCAACTTTAATTCCGTTTGCCCAAGAACCGGGGTTTCTTGCAGCAACGGTTACTCCACTAATGGTGTTTTCGTCATATCCAAGATTTACATAATCTTCATAACTTCTGATCTTGATGCTTGAAGCAGTGCCGACAAAAGCGTTCTTAAGCTGGGTGTCATCTGATCTTACAACTTGCAGGTTTCCTCCGTAAGCAAGGAAAGATGATGCAACCATCCAGCTTTCATAGTGCTTATCAACACTATAGGGGTTGCCGAAAGTATTTAAAAGTTCTTGTTCGTTTGTAACCAGAATTGGTTCGTTGACTGGTCCCTGGGCAAATGGTGCTACGATTGCTCCAACTGCATCGGAAGTTGGATCAACTCTTCCAGCAGTTAAGTCAACCTCTCTTACCACAATACCAGGAGATGCTAAGTTTAGAGGCATCTTTTTGTTCTCCTACAAGTCCAAAATTAATCTAAAAATATTTATGAAAAAGGGTATTTTGAATGGGAAAACAGTGCGTGAACTACCAATCTGGATATTCCCAATTGGGAAATGAAGATATTTTCTTTTTCCTATTTGTTAGAACTCTTTCTTTGGTGCATTCCTTACATTCATAAGAATATGCTGATGGTAAAGAACCCCTTCCTTTTCTTGTTAAGTAATATCCATCTATAAGATCTTTTTTCTCACCACAAGTTCGACATTTTCTTTCAAAAAATAATAGATGCTCTAAATTTATCTGGTCATCAAAATCCATTTACATGTAATCCCACATATATGATCTATCACCATATTCATCAGTATGCCATCTATCACCTGTACTATCTACAAAAGTACTTTCATCTAAACCATCAAGAATAAATCCAAATGGTGCCATGTCTTGTTCTATTTGATTTTTCTGTTCTTCATAAATTCTTTTTCTGATGTCATTATCGGTCATTTCTTTGAAATAGTCTTGTGCGACTAACCAAGAAAAAATAACAAGGCACATTGCCAAGTCATCATTACATCCTTCTTCTGCTTCGAAAGAATTATGGCGCTGTGCGAATGTAGTAAGTTCTGAAATAATATCATAATCAACGGTTAGTAACTTATCATCTTCTAAAAGTGTTTTTAAGTTGGAGCATCCTAATTTCTTAACAGCAGATGTCATTCTGACACCAAGTTGTGATTTCTTTCCACTAAATCCGGATCCAACAATCTGTCCTGCTCTTCCTCTCATAGAGCACATAAGAAGATTTTCGTTTTCTAAATCAAAGTGTAGAATACTTGCAACCTGATCGCCAATATCATTAACTTCAATTAATAAAAACGCATTATTGTATGCTTTTGCAACATCATCAATAATGCTTGGGAACATCATTGGTTTTATTTCATTATTTCTGTACTTACCAACCACTCTATATGGAAATTCTGTAATATCAAAAATAATGAATGCGGAATAGTCATTTCCAAGACCACGAGCAACGTCGACCGTGATTAGATAATTGTGCTCTTCTTTAGGGTGTTCATAAATATCAAGTCCAGCATTTCTTTTAATTGGACTTTCATACACAAGATTTCGAAGTTTTGCTGGACTAATCAGTGTATTGACAGATCCTAGGAATTCACACTCAAACTCAACCTTGAACTGTTGTTCTGAAGTGTTGGCAATGGTTTGTTCTTTCCATGCCTCATCTCTACCAGGAACTTCGGACCAATGAACATCAGTTGGTGTATATTCATTCTTACCTTTTTCTGCATCGTGCCACATGCGGTAGAAGTGATTCATACCACGAGGGGTAGAAACGATAATTACCTTTGTGCTCTGTCCAGAAGAAATAGTAGGATAAACA